TTTAAAACTTTATTTGCATATTTACTAACAGACATTCCTGCGTCTTTAGCTTTTTTTGTAAATGCTCCCGGTCTTTTAATTGCGCCTTTAATCCAATCTTTAGCCATTATTTTTTGCCTCCACCGTTCCTGAAGATTTGAGTTCCTTTAATTCCAAAAATGCTCGCCACGACAAGAATCCATAAATTTGTAAACCATGACGGAAGCGACTGGAAATACTCAAAGAAAAGTTTTACCTTCTCCATAGCTGCCGGATCGTCCGACATAACTGCCCACATAAGCACTATGATGGGCGCCGAAATAATCACGAGGACAAATTCGTCCTTGTAGTCGTTTTGACGGGCTTCTAAAAGTTTGCCCTGGTAAGCTTCCTCACCACGAGCTTGACGCTCGGCATGTAAAACTTGTGCATCAGACATTGCAACTTTCGCTCTTTGTCTGTTAGCATAAATTTTTCCACCAGCTTGTAATGCTAGTTTAGCTAAACTGAACCAAGCCATAAATTAGTACCAAGTAGCTTTAACTGGCTTTTTATCTTTTCTGATTGCTCTATTGCCTCTTACAACAACAGTTTGTGATTCTGTGGGATTAGTTGCTTCTATTTTAATTCCACCTGTAGCTGAACCATCTTTGTCTATTCCAGGTCCAACACTGACTTTAGGTTCTTTAACGTAACCAGATCCTTTTTGCCAATCTTTCATTAGACTAAACCACCGCCTCTAAAAGCTTTTCCTAAACCTCTTTTAGCGATTCCACCACCTTTTCTGTTTAGTTCTCTTACCACTCTTTTTTTCTCGTCTCGAAGATTTCTTTTACCTTTTTTAGTATATGCTTTTTCCGCATCTACTCTTCCAAGTTCTTCAAGTCTATTCATTCTTCTAGTATTTGCCATATTATTTATCCATAGTTCCGACAGAAGCATAAGCTCTATTACCAGATGCTTTCTCCATGCCTTTTGATTCGTCTCTTCTAGCTTTAAAGCTTTGAGACTTAGTTGATTCTTTGCCGTCTCTCATTCCTAGAGATTCGTCAAGTCTATCATCATAGCCTTGTTTCTTAGATCCTTTATCTGATGAATATGGGAATCTAGGTTTATAAGGTCTATTTCCAAAATCATTTCTCATAATTTTTCTCCTAATATTGATTTTTTACTCTAAATAAGTTTGCAAGTCCACCCTTATTTAATGTCATTGTTATATCGTCTGTTACAATTTCATTATCTTGAATAATATCTTTATCCTTTAAAGAAGCCCTTAATTGTTGTTTCTCTCGAATTTTTCCTAAATAATCAGTTATATATGAAGCATAGTAATCTTCTTGGTCATCTGAAGGTACATCAAAAATGTGGGGTGGCGCATCACCATCACCTTTTGGATCTTCTTCGTCTGGTTTTTCTAAATTTTTTAATAAATTGTCAATGTTTGTAAGGGTTGGATTTTTCATTGAATTAGGATTATTTAAATCAAGAGTAGACATTACAGTTGCTTTTTCATTTAGAAGATCGTTTTTATAATCTTTATTTATTTTTGCTAAATCAATAGCAGCTTTGGCTGTGCCTAAATCACCTAATCCTACTGATAACGGACCTCCAAAAAAAGCAGTAATCATTTTTGGTAGTATACCTTTTGCTACCTTTTTTTCTAATCGAGTTTTTTCTTCATTTCGGTTTTGAGTAATTTTATTTACCCTAATGTCACTATCATAATATTTTGCTTTAATCCTATTTCTTCGAGCGTTGTATTTCTCGATGTCAGACATGCCTTCTAAATCAGTATCGTATTTTTCTTCATCCGATGCTGGAGTTTTTGAAAACATTTCGTCTGCTTTTTGTTTTCTATATTCCCAGTCTGTCTCATCTTGAATTCTTGTTCTTGTGGTATCGTCTTTTGGAGATGTATCTGGCGCTTTTCCTTCATAGGCCCCAGTTCCTCTTTCTTCTTGACCCCAATCTTGAGGTCCACCATATCCTGGTCTTTTTCCATCTGTAGATTGTTTTACCAGTTGAGAAATTCCCCCACTGTTCATAAACAAAGTTGTAGGAGCATCAGATTGATCGTCAACATTTTGAGCAAAAAGATTTATTGGCTCTTCAACTTCTTCTGTTGTTACATCCATCTCGCTTGCTTCAGTATCTAAAATTCCATTACTAGATGTTTGTTCCATCGTACTTTCATTATATATCTGTAAATAAGTTTCATGATTAGGATGCATGGCTGCTGCATCTGGATTTATTTCATATGTTTTTAACCATCCTAAATATTCAGGATCTTCTGTTCCATTGTCAAATTTTTTTCTAAAATGATTTGCAATGCCTCCTTTTTTAGCTTGCAAATAATATTCAGGAAGTTGATTAAGTTCAAAATTTAAATGTGCCGTTCCACCACCTGCATATTCTTTTTCCCAACGCTTAGCAATTTTAGGATGATTAGCGTGTAGGTATCTTCTTTGTTTTTCTGATTTAAAAGGCATTTAACATTTCCATTTTTTTAAAGCTTTATTAATTCTTGAATTAGGATCGTTTGCTGTTTTTTTAGAAGTTAATTTTTTTTTCATACCTTTCATACGAGCGCAAAAAGCTTTTTTTCTAGATCCACCTTCGGGTTGGGGAGCCTGTAGATTTGATCCAGGGTTTTCTTTTTCATAAGATTTACGCCCCTTTTCATTTAATCCTCCAGATTCTGACTTACCTTCTTTTCTTGTCCAAGCCGGTGAGCCTCCTCTTTTAAATTGCTGTCTAACAGCACCCATCCCAAGAGTGATTATCATTATACCTTCTTAGCCGTTTTAGCACTTTTAACAAATGCTTGTTTTGTTGGTGCACCTTTAGCTCCAGGTTTTCTCATTTTTTCTCCACTGCCTGCAGCGATTCTTTTACGCTTGGCGTGAATGTTATCGTATAAGCCACGTTGTTTTGCCATATTAACTCCTTGGTCCTTTTAGTTTAGTAACATCAAATCTTTTTGTTGCATCAGATTTTGCTTTTGCACGATTTGACATTTTTTGTTTTTCAAGAGATGTTGCAGCTCGAAGCATAGCTAATTCTTCGTTTTGATCCATCTTTTCTTCTTGAATATCTTTGTTCATCAACATTTTAGTTTTATCTAAATTAATTCGAGCTTCATCTTCTTTTTCTTTTCGTTTATTGTCTTGAGCTTTAAGATCTAGTTCTCTAGCTCTTAATTTAGCAATTGGATCATTACCAAAACCTCCCATTACTTTTTGTTGCTCTTTAACAAACTCTTCCATCATTTCTGCAATTAAAACAGCTTTTCTAGCTTCCACTTCTAATTGAAGTCTTTCTAATTCTTGTTTTATTTCAGGGTTTTGTTGCATTTGCGGATTTTGTTGCATTGTTTGCTGAAGTTGTTGTATCTGCATAATATTGTCTCTCATCTCCAGTTGAACTTGTTCATCTGCCATTAAGGCCATGTGTTCAAAAATATTTTTTTCTAAAGCTGATAAAATTACCGGATTATTCATTGCCATGTTCGTACCCATAAAAGCTAAGTGAGCTGTAATGTGTGATTGGTGATCTTGTCCACTAAATGCTTGAAAAGGTTTTCCCCCTAAAGCATCGATGTGTTCTAATGCTGGATTTTTTGGTTGAGGTTGTGCAGGAGGCGGAAGTATTTGATCAATATTCTTAACACCGATTGCCTCATACATATCTCTATACGCTTCATACATATTATGCATTTGCGGATTAGATTGTGCTAATTGTAATTCTGTTTGAGCAATAGACACTCTTTGAGTAGAAGAAAATATATTTGGATCTGCCACAGGCAGTATATCTATTTTATCATCAAAATCCTGTTGTTTGATTTGATTGTTTCCTCCTACAACGTCATATGGATACACTGGAGGTAGATACGTTGAAAATACTTGTGATAATAAAACAAACTCAATTTTCATAGACGCATACAGTCTCTTATGTATCGCTGACATGACTCTTGAACCACGTTCTAAAAGAGCTACAGTAGTTCCAACAGCAGCCTGTTGGTTCCCGTCACCTACCTGCATGTCAGCAATTGACGCGAATCGCTGGCCAGCCGAAACACAAATTCCCATCAATTGTAGTAATGTTGCTGAAGGTTCTTTGTAAGGCAAAGTCATAAAAGCATCTTTAAGGTTTCCACCTGGTGCATCGACATCTCGAAATTCACCAGGTTGGAGAGATTGGGCATCGTTGTTTACACGAATTCCTCTCTGCTTAAATCCTGCTGGCAAATTGGAGAGGGTACCAGCATCTAAAAGTTGACGAAGAGCACTTGTGGCTGCTCTTGTTAAACCGCCAATCATATGAATTAATCCAAATCCATAAAAACCTAAACCAGGCAAAAACTTAAAATGCACAAAGTATTGTGTTTTTAATTTCTTGGGATCATCAACTTTAAAGTTTCTTCTAATTGATAAAACTTTTCTTGAGCTACTATCAATTGTGACAATGTATGGAAGCTTAATTCCTGTTGGCATTCCATCTTCGCCTCTGTCTTCAAATCCTTCAAGATCTAGATCGACATGGCATTCAATTAACGTGTATATCTTATTATCTTTTTGATAACCCGTTGCTGAAGTGCCTTCTAGCTCTCGTTCTTTTTTCTTAACTTCAGATTCTTCTGCGTAAGGTGCATAGATTTCTATGTCTCTATAAAATCCTCCCACCTGTTGTTTACGTAAATCATTCTCTGAAATTTTTAATACATGACATATGGCTTCCGCATCCTCTAATGAGGTAGCAGAATACGGAACCACTAAGTCATCTGCAGGAACAAACTTTGATACAGCTCGTCCCATTAAATCGTCATAATAAACTTTTTTAAATGTAGAACCTGCTAATGGTAAATAGAATAACATTTGATCAAATTCAGGTTCATACTCTTTCATGACATCCATAAGTTGGTAGTTCATAAAATCTTTTACTCTTGTCGCTTGATCCTGTTTTTGAGGAGTAGCCATTCCTAAAATTTGAGTTCTAATTGGACCATTGGCAGGAAGTAATTCTTTATAAGCTTGTGATTGAAACTGTGTGACAGCTTCAGCTAAAACTGGGTGCGTAGCACCACTAGCTCCTTGAAAAGGTTGTGTTCTTTGTTCAAATTGAAATCCTAAAAGGTCTAAACCTTTTGCATACGATCTTTCCCATTCTCGTCTAGATTCTCTATAGTCGGTATAGTTACCCATCAACTCAGACCCAAGAGGTTCTAAAATTGAATCAGGTAAAAGTTCAGCTAAATTTTGGTAATGATTTGATCCTTGTTCAGGAGCAACCGCTCCTGGATCAAAATTAATATCTACACTTCCATCGTCGTTTTCTGTAATTTCTGTATCTTTGTGAGTAGGAACAGTTTCTTGCATTTGAGAAACTATTTCTGCTTCTTGTTGTGGTCCGGGAATTGTAGTAGTCTGCCTTACGTTAGGTAAGGATTTGTCTATATCTGCCATTTGTTTTCTCCAATCTTTCTGGTTTATCTTGTTTTGGCTTATTAATCAACCCTTTCGGGTCTGGTCCTCTTAAAGGAGGAATTGCTTTCCATTTAACATTCTTCATGTTTTTAACTAATGTTGGGTTTTTCATTCGATCCGTTCTTTAAACACATCAGGAAGATCGGGCTCAGAATCTCCATGTTCTTTTTTATATACGTCAGCTGGTAAAAATTTTTTATCGTGAGCCTTAATCATTTCGCTTAATAAGAAAGGTGCCTTATCAGGCTCCACTAAAGGATCTCCTTTTTCATCACGTAAAAGATTTGGCTGGGATTTATCAAAAATTTGATACGCTCCTGTAATGACAGCAGCTGGCACTGATGCTCTTGACAAAGTGTTAACCATTGCTACAGGCATTCCTGCTCTAATAACTACATCACCTAAAATTTTTAATTTATTTTTCCAACCAGGTACCTGTGTAATCATTTTTAATGTTGTTGTTGCTCCGTATCTTTTAATTACACTTTCCCAAAAAATAGGGGATAAATAATTAGCTGGATTTTTTACATCAAAACTTGATCCTTGTAACACCACTGTAGCAACAGGAGTTAATAAAGGAGTTAAAGCTTGATCTATAAGTTTAAGTGAAGCCATAGGTAAATTTTTAACTCTTTTTAAAAAAGTTTCTGGATTTTTATTAAGTTTATTGGAAATACATCCAATCATATCTACACTAGATGCATAAGTAATTCTTCCGCCGTCTGCTTTTTTAATAGGACAATCTATAGATTTAGCTATTTTTAAAATATCCTTTTGTTCTAAAGCTTTTAATTCATTAATAGCTAAATTAATAACTTGGGTTCTATTTAAAGTTCCTTTTTTTAATTCTTTAAAATCAATATCTCCTAATTTAGTATTTTTACCAATAGATAAAGATGTATCTCCACCCACGCTTTTAGTAGTAATAGTTCCGTCTTCCGCTCGAGTTACAATGTCAACAAACTTTAATCCTTTAGCTTCTGTTTTTACTAAATCATTTTTTACAATTCTTTTTAATCTTGCGTTGATTGCTTCTAAAATTCTATTATTAAAAGTTGTACTTGGTCTTGATAAAGCCCAATTTCTTATTTTCTTTAATCTAATAATAGTATCTTCTGCTTTCTTCATCGAATCTAAATTATTAATGTCTTTATCAATTAAAGCTAACTTATTTAATGTTTGAAGCTCTGTTTTATCCGCCATATGGTGAATAACTTTTTGAGAAGAACTTTCGCCTGGTAACATTTTAGTTTTAAGCTTTTGAATTTCTTTATAAACCCATTCTGGGTCGGTTGCTTTCATTACATAGTAAGAAGTTTTTTTAGATTTTAGTTTTTCTTTATCGCTTTTAGGTGGTTTAATATTATCTTTATAAACATCAGTATTTTTTATATTTTCTATTTGAACTTGAATTTTTTTTAAATTTTCTTCTGTTGCAGGCAACGATTTTATTTTAAACTCACTTAATGCTGGATTAGTAATTTCAACTCTAATTACTTTACCACCTCCAGTAGTAGTTTCTAAAGAAATTCCCATTCCTTTTGCTTTTGTTTGTTTAATTTTTTTAGAAAGTGCATCACTTACTGTAGTCACATTTATCTTTCTTTTAGCTGCCGATATCAATGCTCCTTTTAGGGAAGCATCTTTTCCTCCCATAAAAAAATTTTTTTGAGGATTTTCTTTAAATGGTAAACGACCACCATCTGCTAAATCAAACCTTTCTTTTAAATTTGGTTTATTTTTTCTTTGTAACCAACTAGTGTACATTATCTGCTCCTAAAATGATCAGCAATACCACCTTTTGCAAAAGGAGGTACTATATCTATGTCATCTAAATTTAATTTACTTAAATCAAGTGTCTCTCTGTCAAAATTTGGATCATTGACTCTTAATCCTTTCGCATCTTTAGCATTTTTTAAAAATTTAGCATAATATTGTGCAGATTGTACTGAACCAAGATTTGGAAGGTTAAGTAAAGCTTTATTTCCAAAATTATTTTGGAACATTAACAAAGGATCCGCTCCTTTGTTTAATTTATCTATAACTCCGGTAATTAAACCTTCGTTTTCCATTTGATTTAAAATAAGTCTTGCTTCTCCCTTAGCTGCAGCAAATTTATTCGTTTCATTGAACAATATTTTAGCAACATCAATATTTTTAACGTC